GCAGTATCTCTTGCCGCTTTGGCGGCAACTGCTGCATCGTATTTGTCTTCTGCTATATCTATTAAGGCTCTAGTATCGGCCTCTTCTGTAAGATTTGTTACCTTTTCGTTTAGTTCCGCTATCTCTTGAGCGGCAACTGAAAGTGGATCATCGCTATAGGCAGGTGTGAGAAATAGCCATCCAAACATCAAAATGAATGCTAATGACAATCTCCATGCTTTATTCCTAGTCAACTATAACTCCTAAACAAACAATATGTCTGTTTAGTTAATTATATCATTGAACTATTTAGGATTGTCTGTTTTATAAAAGCCGTTGCCCTTAAACTGAATACCAAATGGCGTAAAATGTCTTGTCATATTTGAGTCGCATTCAACACATGTGTACCCTGGGTCACTATCTGTTATTGATCTATGCACTGACATTGTTGGATGTGCGTCATCATATGAGCACTTGTATTCGTATACTGGCATTACTTGCCGCTCTTCTTCCTCGCTTTTGCTAAGGCGTCAAAGTCTTTAACCTTAGTATCCCCTAGGTATCCCCAGGCATGTCCATCTGCAATCATCTTTTCATTCATAGATACTGTTGATCCATCAAGAAAAACCCAGCCTAAAATTCTTCCGTACTTTTCAGAACTATCCATCTTTTCTGTTTTGATAACAATAGTTTTAGCAGATTCAATCTCTTTCTTTAGATAAGCTTTTGCTTCAAGACCTAAAGCCTTCTCTATCTTATCTGTTGTTCTGCTTTCTGGTGTATCAATCCCAGCCAATCTTACTCTTGAACTAAAAGAGATATCAAATCCCAGATCAATTTCTACATCGATTGTGTCTCCGTCTACAACCTTTGTAACCTTTTTAACATAATACTCGAACATGATTCTCCTTAAAATTATGAGCAGTTTCGGGACGTACTCAGGTCCATCCTTCGGGTAGCGACCCGAATAGTCTGCGACTCCCCAGTGACGGGGTGCAGATTTCTATTATACTATTTATTTGACCTTGATGGTCTTTGGCTTCTTTTCTTCTGGCAGAATGCGTACAATATCAATTTTAAGCATTCCGTCCTTTAGCTCCGCCGCTTTTACTTCCATATATTCACCAAGGGCCCACTCACGAGTAAATTTACGAGCAGCAATTCCACGATGGATAAACTTTGAATCTTTATCCTCTGTGGTTAATTCTCCCTTTACAGTAAGCTTGCCGTCTGCTGTTGATACATCAATATCTGTCTTGCTAAATCCAGCGACTGCTAGTTCGACAACGAAGTTGTCTTCGTCTACCTTGATTACGTTATATGGTGGATAATTAGTTGCACTTGATACTGTTTGAGCGTGGCTCCACGTATCTAATGCCCTATCGAATCCAATAAAAAAAGGATCTTTGAAAAGATCCCATGTATATGTTGTTACCATTTTATTCCTCCTTCAAGCGAATAAGTTAATTTATAGGCCCCTATTGGCGACCTAATACTATTATATCAAAAAACAATATATCAATGCAAAGCTTCAGGTGAAGGAATCGGACCTTCGTTCTCAGATTCGGAATCTGGAGTACTACCATTATACGAACCTGAATGAGAGCGGATGATGAGAATCGAACTCACCCCTTCTGCTTGGAAGGCAGAGGCACTACCAATATGCAACATCCGCATTGCGCCCTTGACAGGAGTCGAACCTGTGACCAAGACCTTAGAAGAGTCCTGCTCTATCCTCTGAGCTACAAAGGCCTAACCTAATCATTTGGAATATCTGGATTAAAGTCCATTTCAATTAATCCCTTTTCCCTAGCAATCCTTTGTCCTTCTGGACTTATATGCATAGTTGCCTGCAAGTTTTCGTCATATTCTATTTCGACTAACCCTTGCTCATACAGTTCAAGCAAAGACCTGTCAACATATTCTGTATGGGATTGCCACAGTTCTGGAGCCAATTCTTTTGCAGTTTCGCTAATAGCATAAATGATTTCTCCATTTTCATCCATGCCTTCAAAACTTATTGCACCTATTTGTAAGTAGTATGCTATTCTTTCGTCATTTGCTTCTTCTTCGTTCATACTGCCTCCTTGTGCAACATGTAGGACTTGAACCTACGATTACCGAATTATGAGTTCGGGGCTTTAACCAACTAAGCTAATGTTGCTTAGTTGTATATTATAACGTTCCGTCTTCGTTTTTGTCAATAGTTTCTTCTACTATTTGCTGTACATACTCTGAAAAATGTTTCCTTACATTTCCCATAGGTCTAGATCCTGATGTCTTCCATATTCTTTTATATTCAATTACATTTGAAAATGTAGTTGGACATAAGGTTACTCCGTTATATTCTTTTAAAACAGTTGGGAGTGGAACATGTTTACCACAACATAAACATGCCTTAGCTTTTTCTTGATACGTGCTCATATTATTGTCATCCTGTCCATGGCATCTTTTAAATTCTCTGGTATTCTTGGAGCTCTAATCATGTTGTAAGAACTTGTTTCTCCGTCTGGCTCCTTGCCAAAATCATTATCGTAACTCATAGATTCATAAGTATGTATTCTGATTTCTTCATTAGTATCAAACTTACTTCTTTTTATAGCATTATAAATAGATCCGCAGACAGCATCCGCCAAGTCCTTAGATCCTTTTCTTGGGTGGTCAACCCTGTCTCTCATTATCTTTAATTGCAAAAGCTCATCAATGAGAAGCTGTATATGCGGGCCTGAAAGTCTTTCTTCAGCAACAATCATAGCCATATCATCATAATGTTTTTTAGCGACAGACAGAATCTCTGTATTGATGCCGTATTGTTTTAGTTGTTGCATCATATCATGAGAGTTCCATCTGTCAAACGTGCACACACGAATCTTAAACCCTCTGGTTTTTAGAGAAAGTATGTAATCTTTTACTTCAGTAAAGTCTACTGATTTATCTTTTGTAGGTGTCCAGAATCTAACAGCATCTACTTCAACTACTGGTGCTGGTTGAGAGTATGTGTCTGTAACCTTTACATTAACCCATTTGTTAACGTGAGACATTGCTACTGCACAATGGTCATGCTTCTGAGCTAAGTCAACGTGCAAGAAGTATTCTTTATCTGGATCTGGGATAAACCATTCTTCTAGTCTTCCAAAGTTATCTACCGCAAGATGTCCTTTATTAAATGCTTTTTCAATCTTCTCTCTAGACTTAAAGAATGCATCTACGGCATCTGGTGGCATACATGCAAATCTAGATAATGCGTCTAACGGATTAGTAAAGAATGCTACCTTAAAATCATCTATCTTTCTTACAGGATTAATATCCCATGTAGGCCTTCTAATAGCATATACTCTAGGTATCTTATAAGATATGATATGATCTTCTTCCCATTCAACAACAAACTCGTTGCCTTCTGTTCCGTCTGGCAAATCTTCATCCATCTTAAATTTATGATCACGCACAACAGTTTCTACTTCCGCCACTACTGCATTGTATCTTTGCTGAATGTAATCATTCTTGTATCTTGGAAAAGAAAGAAGAATTACCTTACCGAAGTCTGGGAAACGTGAATCTACCGAAGCTCTGTACATATCATAAATAGCAGAGCCAGTTTTAGCTTGATCGTGGCCCGTAGTATTATCAATTGCAAAGCCCGAGATCTCATCTAGAATAACTACTATAACGTTATAGCCTTCCCAAGCTTCACGTTCTGAGTGGCCTGAGTGTACTGTAATAGCTTTGTCAAACTTAATTTCTGCAGCTTTGTCTGTATACTTCCCAGCAAACCAGGGTGACTTTTCAATTCTTGTTTTAAAACCTTTAAAGAAAACATTGCTTGCCTGCTGAGAGTTAATTGCAATGTTAATAATATCAATGCTGTCCCCTGGAGGCTTCCCATAATACGTTGCTGGATCTTTAAGGCACAATAGTAAATAAACTATATAAGCCGTAGCAATTGTAGAGCAATAATCTTTTCCAGAACCTTTACCAAGTTGTGCAACAATTTCATTTGCAGTTTGCTTAAATCTTATTCTTCCTTCTTCTTCTCCGAATAACTTGATAAGCGTTGACTCTTTGTAGATTTGCGAACTTTTTTCAATGAGGATGTACTGGTAGTCAGAAAGTTCTGGAAGCCCAAGGTATTCTGGACTTCTAACAAACGTTTTAAGATCGACTGGTTTCTCATCAAACTCCTCCCCATCAAGCATG